ATGCCACGGATGAAGAAATTTCTGTTGAATGTGATCTGAACGCAAATATGGCGGGGATTGTAACAGTCACGTTGTTGCCTGTTTCTGCCGGAAGGCGCAGTTGTTACTGAGTAACAGGCATTACAGCAGCCCTTCAGCGAGGGGCTGCGATAATGCAGGTGTTAGAGTGTGTACAAATGATAATCGCTCTCATTTTGCGGGTCCTCCCGGTGGGGTACCCTTGCCACGGGGCGGGAGCGTCGCGGAAAAAGGCTAGTTTTTGAAATTTCATTCGCCATCACCACCACTGCAACCAATTGATATTCAATGTGTTTTATTTTTTCTGGTGTCGATTTTGCGTGTTTTTTGTTCATCACTAACACCGTTTATCTAAAGTTGTTCGCAAGATGCATGTTTAAAACATTCCGGAGGGGGTATGGATCGAGAGTTGAAAAATCTGACGCTGAATATCAGTCAACTGGCGGCACTGTCAGGTGTACATCGCCAGACTGCTGCGGCAAGGCTGCAAAATCTACCCGTTGCAGGGGGGCATGAAAGCAACCTCAAGCTTTATCGGGTGGTTGATATTGTGGCGGCATTTCTGGCATTACCACCGCCAGTTGCAGAAGGCGAAATGGACGCGCATGAGCGCAAAGCCTGGTATCAGTCTGAACGTGAGCGTCTTAAGTTCGAACAGGAAACAGCACAACTTATTCCAGCAAGTGATGTCAGGCGGGAATTTGCCATCTGGGCAAAAGCGGTGGTACAGGTGCTGGAGACATTACCCGATGTTCTGGAGCGTGACTGCGGTTTGCAGCCCTCTGCTGTAAGTCGTGTTCAGACCATCATTGATGACCTGCGCGATCAGATAGCCCAACGGGTGACCGAAGCAGGTGCGGATGATGAGGAGGAATTACAGCAGGAGGAGTAATGCTGAATCAGGAAACCGCAAAGGCAGCACGAACCGATTCAGGTTATATCCTTCGTGCACCGAGACGAATGCGGGTTGCTGATGCTGTCGCTCAATATATGCGGGTACCCATGGGAGCCGGAAACTCCGTTCCGTGGGATCCACTGGTGGCACCATATGTTATTGAGCCTATGAACTGTCTGGCTTCGCGTGAATATGACGCGGTGATATTCGTTGGCCCGGCACGAACTGGCAAGACTATCGGGCTTATTGACGGTTGGGTGGTTTACAACGTGATTTGTGATCCTGCGGATATGCTGATCATTCAGATGACGGAGGAAAAAGCCCGCGAACACTCCAAAAAACGACTCGCCAGAACATTCCGCGTCAGCCCGGAAGTGGTCAGTCGCCTGAGTCCGAATAAAAATGACAACAACGTTTATGACAGAACATTCCTTGCTGGTAACTATCTGAAAATTGGCTGGCCGTCAGTCAATATCATGTCCTCATCAGATTATAAATGTGTGGCGCTGACGGATTATGATCGTTTTCCGGAAGATATTGATGGTGAGGGGGATGCCTTTTCTCTTGCCTCAAAACGTACCACCACATTTATGTCCAGTGGTATGACGCTGGTGGAGAGTTCCCCCGGCAGGGATGTGAAGGATGTGAAATGGCGACGGACTTCACCGCATGAGGCTCCACCAACCACGGGGATCCTGTCGCTCTATAACCGTGGCGATCGCCGTCGCTGGTACTGGCCCTGTCCACACTGTGGTGAGTATTTTCAGCCCTGCGGCGACGTGGTTGCTGGTTTCCGTGATATTGCCGATCCCGTGCTGGCAAGTGAGGCGGCTTATATTCAGTGTCCTTCCTGTTCAGGACGGATTATGCCTGAACAAAAACGTGAGTTGAACGGATGTGGGGTCTGGTTGCGGGATGGTGAATCCATCAGTGCGGATGGTAGTCGTTATGGTGATCCCCGACGCTCACGTATTGCGTCATTCTGGATGGAGGGTCCGGCAGCTGCTTACCAGACACTCTCGCAACTCGTTTACAAACTGCTTACTGCAGAACAGGAATACGAGACAACCGGAAGTGAAGAAACACTCAAGACGGTTATCAATACCGACTGGGGATTACCTTATCTTCCCCGCGCCAGCATGGAGCAACGAAAAAGTGAACTGCTTGAGCAGCGGGCAGAGCCAGTTCCTTCCCGCAGTGTGCCGGATGGCGTTAATTTCCTTGTGGCGACAGTGGATGTGCAGGCGGGACGCCATCGCCGTTTTGTGGTTCAGGTAACGGGCTATGGTAGTCGCGGCGAGCGCTGGATAGTTGATCGTTACAACATCACGCAGTCTCTGCGTTGTGACAATAACGGAGAAAGCCTGCGTATTGATCCCGCCGGTTATCCGGAAGACTGGGATGTTCTGCTGACGGATGTTTTTCATAAAGGCTGGCCGCTGGCTTCTGACTCTTCTCAGCGCATGCGGGTAATGGCAATGGCGGTGGACTCCGGCGGTGAAGACGGGGTTACCGATAATGCCTATAAATTCTGGCGTCGTTGCCGTCTTGATGGTCTTGGTAAGCGTATTTACCTGTTTAAGGGTGACAGTATCCGACGCGCAAAACTGATAACCCGTACATTTCCGGATAACACCGGGCGAACGGGGCGACGGGCGCAGGCTGCGGGTGATGTGCCGCTCTGGCTTCTTCAGACTGACGTTCTGAAAGACCGGGTGAATAACGCGTTATGGCGTGACTCGCCAGGTCCCGGCTATGTGCATTTCCCTGACTGGCTGGGGAGCTGGTTTTACGACGAACTGACGTATGAAGAGCGGAGCAGTGACGGGAAATGGAGTAAGCCGGGGCGCGGTGCGAACGAAGCCTTTGACCTGATGGTGTATGCCGAGGCGCTGGTCATTCTGCATGGGTACGAGAAAATTCAGTGGCCTGATGCGCCGGAGTGGGCGTGCCGGGAAACCTGGCTGGAGTGTGTCAGTGACAACGCGGAACCACCTGTTCTGCCGGAGCCGGAACGTCCTCCGGTCAGAAAAAAGAAACGAAAAAAAATGGCACCCGATGAGGATAACCCCTGGGTGACATCCGGAGGATGGTTATGAATCAGAATGATATTGAAGCCATGATCCAGCGTTATATTGATGCGGAAATGGCTGTGCTGGACGGAAAATCCGTCACCTTTAATGGTCAGCAGATGACCATGGAAAACTTATCTGAGATTCGGCAGGGGCGGCAGGAGTGGGAGCGCCGCCTTGTGGCTCTGACCGCGCGGCGACGGGGGAATCCGGGGTATAAACTGGCGAGGTTCTGATGGCAATTCTTGATGATGTGATTGGTGTTTTTTCCCCCGGCTGGAAAGCTGCGAGGTTGCGCTCAAGGGCGTTAATTCGCGCTTATGAGGCCGTGAAACCCACCCGCACACACAAAGCCCGACGGGAAAACCGTTCTGCCGACCAGCTCAGTAAGTACGGGGCGGTTTCTCTGCGGGAACAGGCCCGTTTTCTGGACATCAATCATGACCTGGTAATCGGTGTTTTCGACAAACTTGAGGAGCGGGTGATTGGTGCAAAGGGGATCATTGTTGAACCACAACCATTACTGAAAAATGGTGATATGGCTACAGAGCTGGCAATGATTATCCGTCGTTTGTGGGCGGAATGGTCTGTCAGTCCGGATGTGACCGGGCAGCATACGCGCCCCATGCTCGAACGTCTGCTGTTGCGTACCTGGTTACGTGATGGAGAAGTGTTTGCCCAGATGGTCAGAGGCGCAGGTGCCGGGCTGGCGCGGACTGCTGGTGTGCCTTTCTGGCTCGAGGCAATGGAGCCGGATTTTGTGCCCATGCTCAGTGATGAGTCTGCGGGAATGAATCAGGGGGTTTTTCTGGATGAATGGGGCAGGCCGAAAAAATACCTGGTTTATAAAAATTATCCGGTTACCGGGCGACAGAGTGAAACCAAAGAGATCGCTGCTGAAAATATGGTGCATCTGAAGTTTACCCGCCGCCTTCATCAGACGCGTGGCACATCCATGTTGTCAGGTGTGCTGATGCGGATCAGTGCGCTTAAGGAATATGAAGATGCTGAGCTGGTAGCGGCGCGCATTGCTGCGGCACTGGGGCTGTATATTCGTAAAGGAGACGGGCAGGATTATGAGGAACCTGTGACGAATAAAGATAATGATCGGGAACTGCATATCACTCCCGGCATTATTTATGACGATCTGCGTAAGGGGGAAGATATTGGCATGGTCAAATCTGATCGGCCTAACCCTAATCTGGAAACTTTTCGTAATGGTCAGTTGCGGGCCATGGCGGCGGGCACTCGTCTGAGTTTTTCCAGTGCAGCACGTAACTATAACGGTACCTACAGTTCCCAGCGACAGGAGCTGGTTGAGTCCACCGATGGCTATCTGATCCTGCAGGACTGTTTTATTGGTGCTGTAACCCGTCCGGTGTACCGGGCATGGCTGAATATGGTGGTTGCCGCGGGGTTGCTGAAAATTCCGTCGGATGTGGATATAAAAACATTATATAACGCAACATATTCTGGTCCGGTCATGCCGTGGATTGATCCTGTCAAGGAAGCTGAAGCCTGGAAAATCCAGATTCGTGGTGGTGCGGCAACAGAATCAGACTGGGTGCGCGCCAGTGGTCGTAATCCGGATGATGTTAAACGTCGGCGCAAGGCCGAAATTGATGAAAACCGCAGGCTGGATCTGGTGTTTGATACCGATCCGGCCTGCGATAAAGGAGGTGGTAATGCTGAAACAGAACGCGTGGTTTCGCGGCGAACCGAAGGCCAGCCTGAAGAATAATTCCTGGTTCAGAATGAAGGCGGGTCATAAAAGTGACGCAGATATTTATATCTATGACGAGATTGGTTTCTGGGGAGTTACGGCGAAGCAGTTTGTCAGCGATCTGAATGCGCTGGGTAATATCACCCACATTAATCTCCATATCAATTCACCGGGTGGCGATGTCTTTGAAGGCATCGCCATTTTTAATGCGCTGAAAAATCATGGGGCGTCCATCACTGTTTATGTGGATGGTGTCGCGGCATCCATGGCATCGGTCATTGCAATGGTGGGTGATCCCGTCATCATGCCGGAAAACGCATTCATGATGATCCATAAACCATGGGGAGTGAGTGGTGGCGATGCGGATGATATGCGTGATTATGCCGACCTGCTTGATAAAGTTGAGTCGGTCCTGTTGCCTGCTTATGCGCAGAAAACCGGGAAAACCACCGATGAAATTGCTGCCATGCTGGCGGATGAAACCTGGATGTCCGGTGCCGAATGTCTGGCACACGGATTTGCTGACCAGGTGACACCGGAAGTTAAGGCAATGGCATGTATTCAGTCAAAACGTACAGAGGAATTTAAAAAAATGCCGGAATCCATTCGAAATATGATTATTCCGCCACGCAACAGTGCAACGCGTGAACCTGAAAACAAAAATACTGCATCTCAGACACAGGATCAGACTACGGCTCCGGTTGCCACAACCGCGACTACCACAAATGCACCTTCCGCAGATGAAAGCAGTATCCGTGCGCAGGTACTGGCAGAGCAAAAAGCACGTGTGAGTGGTATTAATGAACTGTTTGGTATGTTTGGCGGGCGCTATCAGACATTGCAGGCCAGTTGTCTTTCCGATCCGGAGTGCTCGCTTGAGCAGGCCCGTGAGAAATTACTTAACGAAATGGGTAAGGAATTTTCACCATCAAATAAAAATACCCCGGCCCATATTTATGCCGGCAACGGTAATTTTGTGGGGGACGGGATCCGTCAGGCGCTGATGGCGCGTGCCGGATTTGCTGAGCGTGAACAGGATAACGTCTATAACGGGATGACCCTGCGTGAATATGCCCGAATGTCACTGACAGAACGGGGGATTGGGGTTTCCGGGTATAACCCGATGCAGATGGTCGGGGCAGCGTTCACGCACAGTACGTCTGATTTTGGTAATATTCTGCTGG